CGAAAGCATCAAAAGAAACAGCTATGCAACACCTTGCAGAAATGCGTGCTATTCTTCGTAACTAGGCGACAAGCTGATTCTTGTTGTCTTGTTCATTCATAACCCCACTTCCCCCCACGAGTTCCTCTCTCCTTGTGGGGGGAAGTTTATTTACGGCCACAAGTCCAGAGCTTAAAGTCTCCACTGTATTCCCAAATGTGGTAAGCCATCGCAGCGTTTGATTGGATCTCGTATCGCTTTGCCCACCATTCTTTGCCGAACACTCCGCTCCAAAAGTATTCATTGATCTGGAAGTAACCATGATCTTCGCCATTGAATGCGGTAGGCAAATGGTACGACTCACACCATGCAATGCTTAATGCTTCGACGCAATCCCATTCATACGAGCAAGTTGTTTCAATGACTTCATCTTGTACTGGGTTGGGAGCGTTCAGCCCAGCTAAATCAATGAGCAACCATACGAGAAGAAGCCGCACTTACGAAACCAGATTAGGAGAAGCAGAGTTTAACCTTGTCCGTTCGCGACAGTAAGCACCACAGCTTTTGCATTGATACTGCACGTATTGGGTGGTCTTAGTGGACCTGTTGCCTCGCCTTATTAGGTCGTGATATCCGCAAGTGGGACATGAGTCAGGGCGATTGTCTAGTAACGCTCGGTTGGGGTGGTTGTTCATCCAAGGACGCAATCTCTTGTATACCGCTTCCAATAAATCAACGTCTTGCTTGGCGTATTTCTTCATTATCTGCCACGACTTCTCGTCGCCACGCATACAACCAGCCCACAATTCAAATCCCCCAGTGGCTTCTTTGTTCCCTAGTCCTAAGTGTTGGCCTAGATCCCCAAGTTTGTTGCTATTGAACATGAAGTATTTGCGGGCCACTTTCAATGTGTCAATTTGCAATGGCATTGTAGGGGGAGTTAAATCATGGAAGGCGAATCGAGCGTTAGCTTTACGCATGTCGAAACGGTCACCGTTATGGCCGACCACAATGTCAGCTTCATCAAAGAGTTTCCACAAAGCACCGGCAACAGCGATGTCATTTTCAGGATCTTCATTGTAAACTTCAGGGAAATCAGGCAATGAAACTACTTTCGTAGTCTTTTGCCCTTCCCACTTGTAACTGAAGCACAACAAATACCATTCACGGTACTGTTGAACAACATTCTGATCGTATTGACCCCACACATATGCCAGATTGGGCGCAGTTTCAATGTCGTAGAATAAGATTTTAGCCACGAGACCCCCTAACTCGGTACTGTAAGCAGCCTCACCATAAGAGTACCTTCCCACCACGCTTCATCGTCGGATAGGCGCTCTGCTTGCATCTCTAATCTTTCAATGGTCACGTTTTCAATGCGGTCACCTTCTTTGTAAGTAACCGTTTGACCTGATTCCATCCGTTGTCTCAATGAAGTAAAGACTTGATTGGAATTGAATGTAGCTGGAGCCCCACTGTTATGGGAAGTCAACACTTGTCGTCTCAACACAATGGGGACAAGGATTTCATCGACTCTGGCTGGTGTAGCAATGCACGTAGTCAACCAATCTTCAATGATTGGAGCCTCTGTGGTGCTCGAAGACCGCCCTAAAGTGATAACAAACTTGTATGAAACCGACGATTCGCTAACAAAATCAAAGTTTTGGGCGATGTTGGGGGTCAATGAAAGCGCTGAAGAAGCATTATTGTCGTTCGTCGCAGTGAATGAGATGCTCCCAAGCAATGTAGAAGTGGGGTCTCCTCGATATTCCAATGTCGCGTCTGTGTAAGGGAACGTAGGGGTGTTGTCTGTGTATTTAGTATCACCGAATGTGTACTGGTCACGGTCCTGACGGACAGTTACCGAACGCAACAGCTTCGGAGCTACCGTTGACCACGAAACTTCACCAACAGTCAAAGAACCTGACGCTACTTTCACGTCAGATCCCGACTCGCCATACACTCCTTGACCCCGTTCAGCGAAATATGTTTTCCCATTGAATCTTGCAACTGATTGAACATTCCCAGAAGCAGCCGCAGAAACAATGTCAGGTGCCCAAGCGGGGACCAGAGTTTCAGTGAACCGAGTTAAATCAACACGATAAACCTGTCCTGACCCTCCCCCCCACCAAATGAAACGATTATCTGCATCCAATGAATAGGCTGCACCACCATTATCAATGACAGGTCCAATGGTTACGGCGTTTGAAGCTGTGTCAACAAGCCCTATGCGAAGTCCTGCGCTAGTTGCAGCAGCAATAATGCCATTGTAAGAAATGATTTTATTGATTGATTCTCCACGAGGAAGCTCACCAGCAATGGTTGGCGCATTCAATGTGCCGCTTGCTGTTGCTACCCCAATGTGATGTATCGACCCGGTGCCGTTAGTGTTGGCCGCAGCAAAGATACCTGACGGGCCACTAGCGAATGAAACCCATGTAGTTGCGCCAAGCGTCGCCGTGTAATCCAATGAAGATGAAGCCTTTGCTCCATTGACATCCAACTCAAAGATGTTGCCACCCAACGCTCCAATGAAACGTCCAGATACAATGCCAATAATTTCTGCATTAACGGCACTGCCACCCCATCCACTGTCGTAAGTGGCGTTGTTGACAGCGACTCGTCTGATAGCTGCGGTTGAACCGAACGCCGCATAAACATACGACCCATCAGACGCAAAGTCTTTAATGTCGTAGCCCATGTCAGCAGTAGAAGCTGACCGGCTAGCACCTGTCCAAGCTGATGTGTATTTCAGGTTTTGTCCATCAGAATAGTAAGCGAATGTGTTACCTGACACATCGTCGTTGACAGCTTGAAGGTTTAGATCAGCGTCGGTAACAGAAACTTTCTGCTCAGTTGAATTTAATAAAGTTATTTGGCCTTTAGTCCACGGATCAATGCCAGCAGAAGTGCTGAACCGGCGACGATCAGAGTCATCCAAATCAAAATGCGTTTGACCAGCACCATAACTCCAGTCAGTTTGAGAACGAGTCCAAGCGCCACTTGTATCTAAAGTGTTTTCGCCCGGCTCTTTACTTGTATCCCTTTGTTCACGCAAAGCAGGCACCGTTATACGCCTATATTGGCGTGTGTCGATAAGGAACTGAGTCCCATCAATATCAACAGGCAGCGATGCAGGGTTATAACTCACGCTTTGAACCCACTCCAGTTAGCACCCGGACGATTAGCCGAGTTTCGTTGCCACATCTGAGGGTACATTGAAGCTAACCGGGCAGCTTCAGCTTGGACACGCTGATCTCGACGGAACCGCAGATCTCTCATTGAAGCAGATATAGCCCCCGGAGGTACTTCTTCCGCCATTCTCGAAGTTCCTTCAGCATCAAGGAACTCTCGGCGTATGGGAGCAGTTGTCATTAAAGCTAAAGCTGCGCCTAGAGGCGGTAAATCGTAAGCTGTAGATTGCAGCCCGGTAGTAGAACGAGCGGTTGCCCCATCAGCGATAGGGGTAAGTGGCGACTTGTAACTCACTGTTACTTTTTGGCCCGGCCACGCCGACGTATAAAGAATAAGCGCTAACCCACTACTGAATGAACTTGTGTCACGGTTTCTTTTCAATCGCCACGACATCACTTCAGGTTCGCTGGCTTCCGACCCAACATCTGCGTAAGTAACTGAGTAAACAGAATTAACTACGTTGCTACCAGTGTCAAGGTTGTAACCGTCTACTCCCCCGTTGTAAGTAAAACTTGTTGTCAACATTTGGAACAAGCCGCTACTCGGGGTAGACAAATCAGCTAATTCGTCATTGATTGATTGAATAATGCGATGAGTTGGGAACTTCGGGGAAACCCGAACGATTGAATCAACAGCGTGTCCCGTTGCTGAAGCAGTCGAACCACCATACCCACGGATAACATTGACTTGTGTGTCACCAGTTTTAGATGTGACGTACATAAGCTCTGAACCAATTTCAATGACAGTGCCCCTTGAAATGCCACCTGCTAAACCCTGAACATAGATAGTTGTGCTAGTCGCATCGGAAACAAGTGGCGCAATGACAAGATCAAGTTCCTCAACATACCCCGACAAAAGCATGTCCCTTGTCTGGTCAATCCATACTTGTGCAGTCATTGTTTGCTCCCAAGAACGTCGTTAAGGGCTCGTTCTTTACGTTTCTTTTCCGACTTTGGTCCTTGGAGGAGCGTTCCGGCTGTGATCTCGTGCGAGGTCGAAGCGTCCCGTTCCATTTTGGCAGCGCCATCAACAGTCTTGGGCTGAATACCCTCAGATCGGAGGCGTTTGTAGGCTGCCATATCCCTTTCTTTGTCTCTTTCTTTAGCTTTAGACCCAGACCAATCAATCGCCTTGCCATCGTGCATACCTCTTGTCGGTGTAGCTGACGCAGCGATATGCACTTCACCGAAATACTTACGAACAACTCCCCCACACGAATCGCAAATACCGTCATAGGTTTCATCAAACCCGTGACGAATCTCATGGTTTAACCCACAGTCGAGACATCGGTAACAATAAATTGGCACTATTCTGGTCCTACTCTGAATGAATAACCTGCCCCAACGAGGACAGTTTCTTCTGCTTCTGTTAAATCACGAGGGCTTTCATGTCCCCCATAGATCCATCTTGTCACGGTTGAAGCGTCTGATGGAAGATGGGTTTGTACAACTGATCCATTAACAATAAAGACATTCCCGCCTTTAACTCCCGGCGAGAAATGCCTCATCAATGCGTAAGCTGCTCGCGAAGGTGCATCCTCTGGGACGCCGACCCGTGAAAGCGTGTTAGAGGTTGGCATAACAAGTAGTCGGTACACTTGTTTGGGCCCCATAACAGATGTGCAACTGATAGTGCTGGCGGTAAAGGTATAGTTACCACTTGCTGCCTCCGAAGGCATAGACGCTGTAGCCGCAATAGTCGCTGGCGTAGCATCAATAGTTATGTAAAGTGAATGACCGGGGAACGTCGCCTGACACGCCACAGTAGCCGGTGTAACAGCCGCTGAGACCGTCGGGGTTGGGAGCGTAGCTGGAAGTTCAATGCCAGCGTGTACGACGATTGAGTTAGCTGTGACTGTTGGAACAATTACTACCGGACAAGCAACGGTTGACGCATTAACTGTCGCCGGGACCGATACACCAGCCGAGAACGTCGTCGTAACACCGATTGTGGCTGGCGTCGCAATCGCCGCCACAGTAAAGCCAGTATCAACAGGCTGAGAGTAGCCAACACCCGACTGGCTGTAATCCACCAAGATACGGTTGTCTGGTATCGAGGTGTCACGTTCTGGATAGGTGAAGCCACTCTTGTTGTAGTCATAACCTGCGCTATAAGCTACGCCACCCGGACGTTTCGGTGTGTAAACATATGCAAACGTGAGCGACAGATCTGCCGTACACCCGATTGTGGTAGCAGAAATAATCGCATCACGTTTTGCGTAAGGAAAGTTAGCTTCCCTATATTGAATGCCGCTTTCATTGTAATCGTAGCTACCCGGATATTTTGGGGCGTAGTCGAACCCCGGCTCTTGATATTCAATCTCGTCTTTGTTGTAAGGATTGACAGCGGGGAGCGGCACCGGGAAGCCTCATCTTTCTAGCTGGTAATTGCTGCTGTTTCTGGATCTCCCACTTTTCTGGCAGCAACAGCCTTACCAATAGATACAAGGGCCGCAACACCGGCGACCTTCAATGAGTCAGACCAATCTGGTCCGGGCACTGCCATCGCAGCTACCCACGCCTGAGCGAAGGTAGAGATAGCACGTTCCAATGAATCTTTAATAAAACGCTGGTTGAACAACTTGGTTCCTCCGTATTTTCATTGCAGCCCAAGTCTGTGGGCCTACAATTCCGTCAGCAACAAGCGAATTAGCTCGTTGCCATTGAATAATCCTAGCTTTAGTTCTCCGTCCAAAAATACCATCTGCTACTAGCCCGATGCGTTGCTGCACCAATCTTACAGCAGCGGACTTTGAACCTTTGCGTAACGTACCCGAAAATGGAACGAGCCCGTCCTCTGGTTCTTTAGGTAGGGTAAGCGTTGGAGCTTCTACAATCATTTTTCGAGCAATCAAAGCTCTCAATTCAATCATTGAAAATGATGGATCAACCTTACGTGAGGTCCATTCCTTATGCCCGATCACAGTATTCAATGGATTCCATTGAAATCCGTCACACAGAAAAGCGCACAGGTCTACCAATGCGTCCATCTGAGCCTCGGGTATATCTTCACCCAACCCGTCATTAATAAGAGAAACACCTATTAAACGAGAGTTAGCGCTGATCTTACCGGGACTTGTAGCGTCACCTACTACCGGATTGTTCTGTTGCATCCGTGTCAACACAGCTTGTAAGCCTCGGCCAGCGTGGTTAGCTTTCACGTTCTCAGCAGTCAACTTGACAATGGTGCCATCACGTTTGATGATGTAGTTGTATAGAGGTCCGGGTACTTTGTTGACTCCTCGTACACACATTGCGATCACGTTGTCGGGGTCTGCGTTGCGGTTTGAGGCGGTGTGGTGGACGACTATGCCGAATGGTTTGAGTGGCCGTCCGGTGTTTACTTTGCCGGGGGCATCAACCAATTTCATGGGGAGATAGCTCCTCGACAATGTCGTATGTCACTGGATTCCACACAGTGTTATAAGTCATAACACCATCAATTACTTCTATCGATAACTCCCGATGAAACATCGTTTGTTTGATAGGAGCAGTATTAGTTTCATCTTCTCCTTCGCCAAATTCAGGGTAAATAAATATTGGGTCTGGTTGACTAGGATTTGTTACTTCATGCCAGCCAGCAGGCAGTTCATCGCCTATTCCCCAATCAGGAATTATCCTTTGGATATCACCAATATATTGCCATTCAGCGTCAGGGTTAATATAAACATGCTCATCTAATTCTTCTGACATTAGACAACCTCATCTAAATAAATTCCGACGTTAGTTTGAGCAACACAATCTTCAAGTTGATTAGCGTAACTAGAAATACTGTTAGTGCTTTGACTACCAAGACTGCTTTGACTTGCATCCCCCGCTGCGTCAGTGTGAGTCCAGTTGTTTTTGTAATAAAGAGCATCGCTGCCGGGGAAGTTGCCAGACAAAGCGGTGCTATTGTCAGTTCCTGTTCCGTCAGTAGGCAACTTAGCTACAAATGACCGTTGTCCACCATTAAACGCTCCGCATATATAAAGAAAACTTTCGTCTGAGCTAAGTCGGGATCGCATTGGGTACACATCAACTGCTTGGGGTGTTGTCAAAGTTTTTAGTGTTGTCCCGTCAAGAGTTTGAATGTTGCCGCTGCTATCGTACTTTGCCCAATGAACACTTCCGTTGTTAGCGCTACTGAACTGTTGAGTGTCTCGTGAATTAAATACAACATAAACATTGCCGCTTGAATCAGCGACAGGTGGGGGTATGTAAGTGAATCCACCCGTAGAACTGTCAATTGTAATCTTTCGTTGCCATTGGATAGCCCCATTGCTTTTAGCAACTTTTAACAAATGCAGTTTTCTATTACTGGAATCACCAAATGTGAAATAAAGATTGTCGGCATCGGCTCCGCAAACACCCCCGTGATTAACGCTTGTCCCAGAAGAAGGAAAATATCCTTTCGACATATAGGTAGTAGTACCTATTTGTACACCTTGAACCCCCACACCCCCTGAGGTTCTGTACTGAATGTAAAACCAATCATTACCGCTACCATCAGTTGCAACACAAGCACTAGTTGGATCAGTGCTTACCCCATAGCTGCTGTTATAAAGATAAAGGCAATCGTTACTGCCATTTAAAGCCTCTTCGGCTCCATCAGTAAGCGAAATCTGAAACATCTGCGTGTTGTATTTGCTTACACCGTCATAGTAATAATTGCATCCGTATCCTTTAGTCCCTTTAGTGGTAAAAGGCGTTTGATACACATGCATACCAGTAACGCTTGGAAAAAACAGAGAGTTATCCCAGTCTTGAACCAATGTCCCCGGCGTATGACGAGCAGTTAAAATTCCTGTACGAGCAAAACCATCATTAATTGGGCCGCCGCCTATCGTAATCACATCACCGTCATCGGCAACAGCTATCCCACGAGTGTTGGTACTGCCGCTTTGTGTAGGATCTAGTACTTTCTGGTCGTTAGCGTGACCTATAGTGCCGTCAGCGTTAATGTGCCATATCGCCCCGTTGTTACTAAAATTGGTAAGCGTAGTAGCCCATACACTGTCATCGCTAGCAACATCTATGTCATACATCCAATAAGTTGGACTTGAACCAGTTGTGTCGCTATAAGGTTGAACAACCCAACCGGGGTCGCTACCGCCACTAGCAGCACCAAACAAAGTTGCTTTAAAAGCTCCTAACGGCATAACAATCCTTAACTAAAACGTTTCTAGTTCTTTAATACGAGCTTGAAGTTCAGCAACTTCTACTACAGACAACGAAGATTGATCTATGTTTTGTAAAAAAGCAAGCTCACGTTCCGAATCAAACAACACAGCGTCTTCTATTGTTACCCAAGCTCCTTTAATTGGATGCCACAAATACGGTTTTTCGTCTGAAGCATCATCAGGAAAAGAATCCCAGTCACATAATTCCCACATTCTTTGAACATGAGGTGGCGCACCCGGATTTCCTCGCTCCCAATCTTCGTCATTAATAATCATTAAGCAACATCTCCGCTTTCAACAGTCAATGTCACACTAGGAGCACCAGACGTAAAAGCACTGATTGTGCCCTGACTATCTGAAGCTTCAGTACTTGTATTGCTAACTAAAACACCGCCTGTCCAGTTAGTAAAATTAACATTTTCAGTACTAGTAGTTGCGTCTTGAAATATTATTTTAGAACTCAAATCTAAAACAGTCCAAGTAATACCATCAACATCGGCAGTGCCAACAGTTGACCCGTCAATGTTCATAGAAGGCATAACGCCAATAACATTTGAACTTGGGTCTGTTTGTCCGTAACCAAAAGCAACAACTTGATCTGTGCCAATACGTTCAACGTTTTGAGCGTAACAAGCATGACTAGCGCTACATGCTTGGTTAATCCAAGTCAACGACGGAGTAGTCCCAGAAACATCTATTCTGGCAATAAACGGTGAATTATTTTGATTGCCATCTTCACCCATGCTGTACCCAGAAATGTAAAGATCGTCGCCGTTATCACAAACTATTCCACCCGGATA